CACGAAACGGGATCGCCTTCGCGCCACTCAGGTAGGTGTAGTTCGGGTCGCTCTTATTCCAGCAGCTGAACTGATACGGCTTCTGGCATACGCCCGCGTAGCCTTCACCCCACCACGACTTGGTGTTGCCGTCGTTCACTCGGTTGCAGATGGTCCAGGCCACGGCGATCTGTCCGGCCAATCTCTCGCCACGAGCCTCGCCCCAGAGCGTGCGTGCGAGGATGTCTCGGTCCTTTTCAGTTGCGGTCATCACTTTTCTCCAGGCAAAAAAATACCCACTCAATGGCGGGTGCTTTGTACGGTGCAGGCACTACATCAGGTCGACAGCTCTGGCTTCAGGATCAGCAGGAATCGAGGGGGGCGAAGGTTCGACGGGCCAAACTGGTTCAGCAGGCCAAGTGGCTTGGCCCGTAACCTTCCCTAAGGCGAATTTGTAGGTTTTCCAAGCTTTGAGGGTCAGCACCAGCGCCGCCTGCTCGGCCTCGTCCTCTTCTGCGGCCTCACCGGCATCGATTCCGTAACCCAAGGTGTCGATGCGATCCTGAATTCTCGCGATCTGCGTCGCGGCCTTGGCGTTCCGAATGGCTAGCTCGGCTTTTACCTCGGACAAATGAGCAGCAGCCCGCGCAGCGGCTTTCATTTCGGCCGTGACCAGCTTTGTCCAGTCGATCGTACCGTTACCCACCGGCCACTCAGGAAGAGCCCCGCGCTCGGGCTCGATCGGTTCGCTGTCCGTGAGTACCGGCAACGGCTCAGGAAACTTGACTTGGCCGTCCGGTACGTTCAGCAACGGTACCGGAAATGCCTGTTCCCGGCTGTAGTTCCGTGGGTTCGGCAGCAGAAGGGTCAATCTCAGTTCGCCATCTTTTCTTTCGACATCATCAACTATCCACTCGGAATCAATAGCCGCACGTGGGAGCGTGTCGCCGTCCTTGATGGGCGAGAAATCGAAGTTCTCGCCGTTGACAGTGAGCGTGTCACCCTGCCGAACGGCTTTCAGGGTGTCGTCCCGGCGCTGCGGGGTCAGTAAAATATCCATCAAAACCACCGTCCTATTGCCATGTAAGTTGCTCCCAACGAGTTGGCCGCAGAGCCCGGACTCAGAACAAAGAAGTTTGCAGTGGCGGAGGTGCTTGAGAAGTTCGACCCCTGGGACGCCCAACACACCCCACCCGCAGAGACAACGCCGATGTTTGTTCGCACAGTGCCGACGAAGGTTCTCGGAAAAGGCAGCCCGCTAAAGGCGCCTTGATAGAAGACCCCGCCGATCGCCACGAAGGACTGAATACCCAGATCCTTGACGCCGGTGCAGACCATTGTGCCGTCCGCAAACATCGTCCATTCGCCATTGGCGTTGCTGCCGCGTTCGATGATCGCGCCAGTCGGGACACCACCCGACTGGGAAACCGTGCCCGCAATATCGGCCGTCGCTGCGGTCTTCAATCCCAAGCCGATACGTGCGGCCGCTGCGGTGGAACCACCAGTTCCACCCTGGGCAACGGTAATCGCCGTGGATAAGTTAACCAACGCCGTGATATCGCTGTTTGCACCTTTTGCTGCTTTGGAATTCAGGCTCGCCTGGAGCTTTCCAAATGCCGACAGAATTGTGTCCGTCGCCACAATCGCCGCCGTCGTGGGAAAACTGAGCCCCGTCAGCACCGTTCCCAATACCCCAGCATTGGACAGGTATTTGTTTATGGTGCCTTCGGAGACGCCGTCCGTGTTGGTCAGATTCAGCGCAGCGCGGACGCCGACCTGAGTCGGAGTAGTACCCAGCACGGCGAGGACGCCTCCGAACTGATTCACCAACGACCTCAAGGCGTCGGCCGAGTCCTTGACGTACCCCTGCATTGGCGCCAGCGCGTAGGCACCGGCCGCTGCGATTGCGCCTTGGTAGTTCGGCGAGATCGACAAGGCCGTGTCGCTGGCAATGTTGGTGACCTCGTACCAGGCGCCATCCGGGCCGCGAAAGGCATCGCCCACCCGGCTGTTGGCAATGAATGCGGTACCTGTGCCAATGACAGTATTAGAATTTAAGACGACAGAAACCGTCCCGGCTTTATACCAAGGCATGGTTTTACTTCCTCAGGAAAGTTGTTATACGGCAAGCTTGGCGAAGATAGCTGGCAGCGAGAAGGCAAAGGGGTTGTTTAAAGCTGTCGTGGTAAACCAAAGTTGGGAAAGGGAGAAATCGAAAGTAATGCCTGTCCCTCTCCCTATATTATCTCCCGACAGCATTCTCATGCCGGCGTTATTGATCATCAAGTATTCATCAACTGGTCCGAATGGCGACGAATACCAGTTAGTATAAAAGCCTTGAGCATCTTGTGTTGATTTCACATATATCCAATTCTGAGAAAATCTAGTGAACACTGCGGCCTGCGTCCCGCTATCAAACAACAACTTGGAGGCCCCATCCCACAACCTCATGCCGTAGATTGCGTTCGGGGACGCGGTGAACCCACCAACAAAGTATTTTCCTGCCGGCGCATAATTTGCTTGGCCAGACACAGTCATACCCGTCCAATTACCGGGCGACCCCGAAATACTGCAACCAACCGTTACAAGGCCTCCGTTGTTATCTGGCCTTAAGAATATTAAAGGTGGCTCTTGAGTCGTAATGGCCGGGCTAAACGACACAATCGCACTACCCGCACCTCCCGAGTACCTTCCTGACTGAAGAACACACAGCCGCGAATACTCCGAGTCAATGGACACCACCCCTCCATCGTTAATGACAGATAGCCCATATGCCGCCATCAGTACCACCTCATCACAATTAATCGCATGGTGCTGTGGGAAAACATCAGGCCCGCGAAACCATTGATGTAGTTCCTCACATTGACAGTTCCGTCAGTCATTTCTGTTTCAAGTTGACGATCATCAGAGGCTACAACGCCAATTGGGAGAACAATCGCCACCGCATTATTTGCATTGCAGCCAGGTACAGAAAATTGCTGAGTGCTTTTTCCTGCCGCACCTGCAAACGACACCACGGATGACAGGACGATGCGCCAAGTCGAAGTGTCGGTGTTGAACTGGAGCGCTCCATCAGGGCCCCAGATACGCATTCCATGAGCCATGTTTCACCCCAAATATCCGAGACGCACCCGCAGAACGTTGTTCGCGTCGTAAACGGAGACGTTCAGCGAGTTGATGACCAACCGCCCCTGACCGGGAACAATGCCGTTAATTTCAAGCGTTCCATCCTTGTTAAGGATCCATCCCTGCTGGCCGGCGATGTAGTTGGTCGAGCTGATGTAGCTGCCGATCTTGGCGTTGGTGATGGTGCCGTCCGCGATAAACGCCGAGTTCATGAACACCTGGCCACCCTGCACCGCAAACGGAACCGAGATGGCACCACCGGCGATGGTGTTGACGATGGCGAAGCGATCGGCGCTCACCAGGAACTGGCTTTGCAAACCGGCACCGGTGTTCTCGATGCCCAAGCCGATACCGGCTGCGACGTACTGCCCGCCTGCCGTGACTTGCATCTTCACCGACCACATGGTGGTCAGCTTGCCGGCAGTGTCGGCGTAGGCCGTCGATGTCTGCTGAATCGCCGCGGTGTTTTGTCCCACCGACACATTCAACTGATCGATCTTCGTGGCCGTTGCTGACTCGTTGGTGGCGACCACTTGTTCCAGCTCGGTAATGTTCGCCGCGTTCTCGCCGATGGCGACGTCGAAAGTAGTGATCCGCTGCGACATCGCCTCGTTTTCAGAGGTGCGAACCTTTGATTCCGAAGCGATAGCCGCGGTGCTGGTCCAGCCCTTCAGGGCATCCGCCAGATCGCCGTTCCCGTCGTCCTCACGCCATGAGGCGCGCAAGGCCTGGAACGCCGTGGCCTGAGCAGTGACCTCGCCGTCAAGTTCGATGATTTCCGCAGTGTTGAAGGCAACCTGCTCAGCCAGACCGTTTGCCGTCTCGATGGACTTGCCGATGTCCAGCCAGTATTCCGTATCTGGCGGTGGGGTATCGACCGGCACGGTCTGAGCCGCCTGATACAGCCGTTGCCCCATCCGCACCATGTCCGAGGCGACGTACGTCTTTTCCGGGTCGTACAGCAGAATGTCATCGAGCTGGTCGATCTGATCCTGAAGGTCTGGGATTTTGTCGATCTCGTCCAGAATGTCCTTACCGAGTTCTGTCCGACCAATCTCGCCAGCGATCATTTCCAGAATGGCCGCAGCGTCGCCGCTCGATTGGCCCTGCACGCCCATACCAATCGGGTACCACGGGCCGATGTTGCCGATCCGATCCACCAGGCGCCCCCAGAAGTAGAACGTCACCCCAGCGCGCAAGCCCAGCATCGAGAAATCGCTTTGCGGGTAAGCCAAATCGGTCAGCTTCGTCGCAGCTTCCAAGCTGGTCGTCGGGCCGTGCCAGATCTCTGTCCGCTGGGTGTCCTCGGCGCCAGCAGGGAAACCCCATTTTAAGTAGATGCCGAACAGCAGCGGCGTGGCCGTCAGATAGCTGAGCGCCGGCGGCAGGCCCTCCTTGCCCTTCAGGTTGGTCAGGATCGAATTGCGCCAGATCGACGAGATGTCGAAGGCGCTCACCGCGCGGACGCGGGCCACGTAAGCCCCGGCGTAAATGCCCACCACGTCAACGCTGGTCATCCCGGTGCGCTGCAGCTTGATCCAATTGCCGCTGTCCTTGCGCCACTCAACGTCGTAGCCGACTGCGCCATTCACAGCAGGCCAGGTGATGGTCATGGTGGCCACGGCGATGCCCTGGGACACGACCGAGTTCGACGTGACGGTAACGCTGGCTGGGGCCGGAACGACAGTGATCGGAATCACGCTGATCGGCCGCTCTTCCAGGCGGGCGCCGGTGTCGATGTAGGCGAACTTGCTTGGGTCGTACTGAACAGCCGAAATTTCGAACACGCCAGGCTCCGGCCGCGACACGGAGGTCACTCGGTACAGCGGCACGGCCAGATCGTCAGCATCCAGAGCCCAGACGAGTTCAGGCTCTGGCGCTGCCGAATAGGACGTGGTGACCGTTACCGCACGGCCAACCACTGACTGCACAGTGCGACCTTCGCAGTTACCGTTAGGCAGGTTCAAGATCAGCCGGTCGCCTGTCTTGGCTTGGGTGTCCCGGTCCAGCGTGATGACCCGGCCGGCAGCCGCCGAGATTCGCCCACCGATGGCGCGACCAGCAAGCAGCTCATCAGCCACAGGAATCACGTAGCCCGGTAACGGAATACGACCATCCAGACCCACCTTAAAACTGATGCCACGGTCCTTGGAGTTGGTCAGCAGCGCCCACTTGCCCCGGCGCTGCGCTTCCGATTCGCGGGTGCAGCCGATCGCGCTGATCTCCAGCGGGTTGTCGCCGTAGCGCCGCTGAAGCTTGGCATCCGTCACCGCGGTGACGTCGGTGTCGTAGTTGTTGGCCGGGTTGTCGTAGCTGATCAGTGCACGGCTGTAGCGAGTGCGCTCCGATGCGCTCGAGTAAGTGAACTTGCCGTCGATGACATTCGCCCGGGTGTAGGCGAAGTCGAAGTCAGTCGCTCGCGGCATGTCGGACAGCGTGAAGACTTGGCCTTGAGCCCAGTAGGTCATGCCCCGATAGATCGCCGAGATATCGCGCAGCAGCGCCCAGGCATCGGCCTTGCCCTGCAGGTTCAAGTTGCAGATGAAGCGCGGCTCCTGGCCGCCCTTTCCGTCGGGTACCAGTTGATCGCAATATTGAGCGATCCGGTATAGCTCCCACTTATCGACCTGCCATGGCTTGATCCGCCGGCCAAGACCGAATCGATCGCTGACGGTGATGTCATAGGTCATCCACGCCGGGTTGTCCGTCCAGGCCTGCTTGAAGGTGCCGTCCCAGATCCCGGTATAGCTGCGTGTTTCCGGATTGTAGTTGCTCGGCACCGGCATAATTTTCAGTTTGGTATCGACAGTCACCGCGGGAATACTGCGGAACTGCTCGGCCGAGAATTCGATGTAGAGCAGCGCGGTGTTTGGGTAGCGCAGCTTGGCGTCGATCACCTCAGTGAAACCGGCAATTTGCATGGTGTCGGCGATTTTGTTGTTGTTCTGGTTCGGCGTGACACGGGTGACGCGGATCAGCCAGCCACTGGTTGCGGCCGGCAAATCAATGCGCCGAGTGCGCTCGTAGGTGCTGGTCGTCTTGCCGTCGACGGCCTCGCTCAGAACCTGCTGATAGGCGCCGCCGTCCGTGGCCAAATCGACCTTGTACTCAATCCGGTAGCCATTCACATTGCCGCTGGCATCGACCGATTGCAGGGCTGGCCAGGCGAAGCGCAGGCGCGCCGCTGACAGTTCGGTATTGCTGATCGCTTGCACCCACGGCGTGCCGCTGCGCAACTCAATTCCGAGAGCCGTTTCGTTCTCTACCGACGGAATACCCTGAATGTAATCCTGCTCAACAGAACCGTTGCGATACTCGAACTTCACGTTCGGGAAGTTCATGTTGCCCTGAGGGTCTTGCAGCGGCGTGTTGTCAAGGTAGATGTCCTGCGCGGTCGGATTGCCGGCGAACTCCCCTTCGCCCATGGCAATAAGGATCTTGGCCACTGCCACCGAGCGCAGGCTGTCCGGTGCTTCGGTCGGGGTCTTGGGCTTGTCCGATCCGCCTTTGGCGCCGTAAATATCAAGCTGCTGTGCTGCGCCCATGCTTTTCTCCAGGCAATAAAAAACCGCCTCGTGGGCGGCTGTGGTGATTGTGCTGTGGCTACATCTGGTCTTCGGCATAGATCGCGGCGCTGATGATCGCCCCGCCCACCCGGCGCTTCCCGTAGCAGAGCGGCACTGGGTTGCCGGATGCGGTGGTGTTTTTTGCGCTGCCGAAAGCATAACCCGGGGTGTTCTCAGGGGCGGCACTCGTTTTCAGGCCTTTGGGTTGAGGGCTGAGCATCTGGATTACGCCGCCGGCGACCATCGCGATACCAACCGGAACAAGCGCCAAGCTAGCCCCGCCAGTAGGAGCAGCTAAGAGATAGCCGGCAGCGATCAAAACCGCGCCAACCACTGTCTGGATAATGCCGCCCCGCTTGCTGCCGGTAACAATCGGCGCGATTCGAATCTCGCCAGAGCCCCCATAACTCAGCTCCTTCTCTTCCAGATTTTTCGATCCCCGGAAGACTGCGAACTCCATACCTCTAGACTTTGCATTCGAGATAAAGCGCTCAAAACCTGGAATTTGGACGCAAAGCGCCTTGATTGCTTCGGCAGGCGATCTTACGGACAGCCTGAAAGAGCGACCGAACTGGCGAAGCTGTCCGTAAAGGAGAATCGTAGTCATCGGTTGATATTCGATAGCGAGTGCGGCCATTACTTATCTCCAGGTATAAAAAAACCGCCCGTAGGCGGTAGTGTTTTCGAAATCCGTCAGAGACAAGATCGGGCAGCTTCTGCCCATTTTCCTGAACCCAGGATCGCGCTTGATTTGTAGACTTTCACACTGGAACCGGTCTTCGACTGAGTAATTTCAGCCATTACAGCCGCACCTACAAAATCAAGATTGAGGAGAAGGCGGTAGCCGTTCTCTGTTTCTGTAGACGTGGTTGAAGCATTGATTTCTTGCCATTTTGGATTGAGGCATTTGGCATATACCCTTGGGCTTTTTGCTGAGTTGACGGAAAGCTGTGGCGCTCCATCCTCTAGCGACGATACCGATGAGCACCCCGCCAGCGCTGTCAGTGCCAAAGCCCCTACGAATAATTTCATGCCGTTCCCTCGTTGAGATATTGCGGGACTTTATCATCAACGATGAGAGCAACACGAAAGCCCCGCATGAGCGGGGTTCTTCGGGTTCGTAAAAGGCTACGCGGCGTCGAGCGTAAGCGTGAGTTGCAGCTGCTCGCGCCAATACTCCACACGATTTTCAAGGGCGGGTTTTTGCCACCGCCATGCTGCAAGCCCCTTTCCTTGGAGGCTGGCAAGGTCCTTTCGATGATCAAGCGCTTTGCATGCGTTTTCAAATTGCTGCCGAGCACCCAAATCTCCATGAAGGATTGAGTCAATCTGAAGATCGCACCAAACAGCAAACCTGACATCCAACCATTGCGCGAATCGAACGCCGAGTTTTGGATGAAGCCAGGTCCCGCCGTGGTACCTGCCGCGACGAGTTTCTAAAAGTGACTCAGGATCACAATTAAGAACCTCGCCCAGGATCTTGAGATATTGCCTCGTCTCATCCTGCTTTAACCAATCGACAGGACGCTTGCCAAAAGGCCTCGCGATTTCAGTTGCGTTGATCCAGCCATCAGTATTGAAGCTGATCTCTTTGCCATCGTAATCAAACGGGATAATCGTTGAGTTCATGCCGCCACCTTCCACTTCAGCTTGGCCATTGTTGCCAGGGCAAAGTCGAAGAGCGCCGCTGGTGGAACATGAATGCCATTGTCGCCAGCAATCGCACCAAGAAACTGCGCCGGAGTCATTACGCAAGCATCCATCGGGATCGGCTGCACCTGGCGATTGCCGGCATTGTCGGTGAAGACAATGAACCGCTGTGTTGGGAATAGATTTTCTGGCAACTCAACAGCCTTGCCTTCCAGCCCAAGGAACTCGCCCTCAATCACATATGCAGCGACGAAGCTGCAGGCCGATTCGAACTCGCTCGCTGGGATCAATTCGGTCCGAGCCACATTGAAACGGGTATGCAGGCGATTGTGCATGACCAGCTGGAAGCTCTGACGGCTCTCCGCTGGCACTGCCTTGGCCTTATCCCGGATGACACCCTTGATGACGTTGAACTGGCCCAGGCTGAGCTGATCCATCAGCTTGATCATTTTGCCGTGATCTTCATACCGGCCATGCTTGCGGATTGCAGGCAAAACCTCAGCGGTCACCCACTTTTTAAAGCGCTTCGCTTCTTGCTTGCGGCTGCGGAGGATCGCTGAATAAAGTCCCGACTCGTTGATGACCAGCATTTCCTGGTCACCGCCAAGGGTACGCACAATCTGCGTACCCTTTTCGTCCTCGTCAAGATTGCGAGTCATGTCGCCTGCAATGCGATACTCCAGAGCCGATGAAACATCTGCTGCGACGAACCATGGCTGGTCGTCGATTAGCAATGTCCGAACCTGCTGCTTACCAAATTTGAACGGGATAATCTGCGCAGTCCGGCTCTGGACATTGTTTTCTACTGGAATTGCGGTAGCATTACTCACGACGATTTCTTCTCCGAAGTTGATCTCGTTTCTGAAGCCCTGACGACTCTCACCTCGTCGGGGCTTCTTCGTTTCAGGCTGCTGCATGCTTGCTTCGCATCTCTCGCCACTTCAGCCCCTCCTCAATAAGAAGGCCTAGCTCAACGTTTAGACTGCGTCGATTTTTGCTCGCCTCTCCTTTCGCTTCCTCTTTTACCTCTTCGTCTAAGCGAAGCGGGAAAGGTGACGCTCTTCTTATGCTCTGCATGATATCTCTCTCTGCTCTTTGTGGATTCATAATGCATCCACACGGATTTTGACGTCAAGTGGATTCTTGAATCTTTGTGATTCCACCTCCACAATCCGTGGAAACTTACACGGCGCCAAACCTCCCATGTCAGACCGTCACGTCTTACCTCCCTACTCGCTACGGATGACCGCCGAGTTGCGAGAAATGCTGGAGTCTGCAGCGAAGAAGAAAAAACGCAGCCTTAACGCCGAGATAATTACGCGGCTTGAGTACACCGAGCTCCTAGATCGAGAAATGAGAAACCGTACAGAGGGCGATTACGACTACTCAGACGTCCTCAGTTGGATAGCATCTTTGGAAAGTGAGAACAGAGAGCATCTTGAAGAGCTGGAGGAGTATCGACGCAATCCAACGGTGCTTGAGGGGGCGGACATCGTTCAGGCCATAATGGCGAAAATTAGCTCTCGCCAAATGGGCCTGCTTGACGCTCTAGTATTTGAGCAACGCTTCATGCGCTTACGACGCCCTGGCTCAACCCATGAGGCGATCGACCAGCTACTAACATGCATAGCAACACTAAATCGAATCCAATCGGTCGTTCTAGCTGTGCGCAATGGTGACGCAAACCATAGCGCGCTAAGCGTCGTTATCAAAACAGATCAATTGACCTTGGTTTCAGACGAAACACTCCTCACAGTGGAGAGGCCTCCGAGAGAAAGCGAGGTTCGAGATTTCATTCAATCGCTCGATTCTCTAGGGCTGTTAGACGGTCCTACGCGATTTCAAACTCAACGAGTTCCACCATCAAACAATCTCTCTGCAGAGGAGGCCTCCAAAGCGTTAGAGTCAGGAGAACTAAAGCCTCTTGGATTGGAAACCCTTCAAGAGTTTCTTGCACTTTTCCATCCAAGGCCCGTGCGATATGAAAAGCACGAGCTACTCGAATTCTTGGCAGACGAACAACTCTCTCGAAACTGAAAAGGTCGGACCCCATCCGAGTTATTCGTGCTTCACCATTAGGCACCTAGGGTCTGGGCGATGAGTGAAATGAGCAAGTTAGAGACTACTTACGACTAAGTCTGCCCCTAACAGCCCGACCCCGTCCGGGCCTTGACCAACATACGCAATGATGCGAACGATGATCTCCCTCAAAAAAAAACTTTCCAAAGGCCTCATAGCGGTAGTCGCCGCGGTCGGCGGCGCTTGCCTTGAATCCACAACCGACATAATCAAGAAGAACTTCGAGCCCGTGCTTATTGGCACCAGGAACACATTTGAGGACTGGTTAGATCCGCTTCCGTCTGATGCACTGATCGGCATTACTCTAGAGACGTACATGCCTTCTGCATCGGGCGATGAGCCATCGGCAGAAGCCGTATCGGCAACAATCCCGGCTAAGAGCTGCCGCAAACCCGACGGGCACGACATCATTCGTACCTTTGATGATTCGCCAAACGGACACCGCACAAATGCAGTGATGATGATTCACTGCAGACCATCTGGACGGGTCTCTATAGCTCTCGCCCCGCAGAGCGGTGAAATCGTGCAAGTCTATGAAGGGCGCGTCAAGGATGGTGACAAAGCGGGCTTTCCAGGTGTGCCTGGCAGCTACTACGCCGGCATCGTGACTATGCATCGACTAGATGCAGTGGAACCGAATGGCCCTTGGGTTCCAGTCAATGAATGTCAAGTCGACAACAGCTGCGACTCCAAAGACTTCTCCATAAATTAGAGCTCCGCCACGCGCCTTTGCTGTCAGCCAATAAACGAAAAAGCCCAGCGGGTGGCTGGGCTTCGCACTGGTCTATCTCGTTTGAATACCTTCAGCCACATCCTTCGGAAAACTTAGCTTCCACTTGCAATGCCCAGCTTCCGAGACCGAAAAGTCTTGCGCCGCAGCACTCCAAAATAGCGCAGCCTCAGAAGATGTCAGCTCGATGTAAAACTCCGATTTCCCCTCAGCCGAAATGTACTGAGCAAGCTGAGAGAGAGCCCCTCGGCCGATGCCCAATCTACGAAATGTCGGAGTAACAAAGAAGCGATAAAGCTCAATGAACTCATCACACACATTCAGCGTGCAAAATCCAATGTAGCCAGACAACCTTCCTCCTTGCGGAAATGAAATGTCAGCCCAAATGGGCAAACACCGCTGCTCAATAAGGTCCTGCGCATCAACAACCTGCTTAAATGGAGCCTTCGGGTCTTGCTTCAGGCACTCAGTTGCTACGTCGATTGCTTTTTCATGATCCATCACTTCAAGCTTCAAACCCGATACAGTGGGGCCCATCATCCATGCTCCATGAGTAATTCAAAAGCCTGATTTTACCGGCTGTTTCCATCTGCTGCGCGACCTTGTCCGGGCATCCAGTGTGGACGAAAGGCCGATAGCGAGACTCCAGCTCCCGTAGTAGCATCATGCGCTTGAATAAATACATCAGCCAAGGAAGCAGAATGAACGCGAAAACTGATTTTGAAAAAACTGAAGAGTTTAAGGATTTTTTGGACTGCGTCCGCATAGAAATCACCAATGACCATATGGCGCAAAGCAGCGTCACCGTAATCAAGCTGAAACCTGAGCAAGTCGAAGACTTAGATGCCATCAAAGCAAATCTTGAAGTCGACGGTCGCACCTTCGAATTCGATCAGGCATCTAACAAGCTCACAATTGACTCATCGGAATGCTCTAACGACGAGTAATGCAGTCTCCAACGTAGCCCAGTCAAGCTGGGCTTTTTTCCGCCTGTACGAATCCCCAGTAACGCCCCGCGACCCTCCGTAGTAGCCTTCTGCCGCCACACAACGGATTACCCAGTCCTTTGCGAGCCGAAGGCAGGAACCATTCACACTCTGAATTCGTAGAACGGCATGACAGACACCACTTTCACTTTCAAATGCCTCGGCCACACCAGACAAGACGACGGCTTGATTGGGCGATACCACCTGGAAGTTACAGACAGTAGCAGCGGCAAGACCGCGACGATCTCTGTTGAGCCCAGACACCTTGCGTCGGCCCGGAGCATGAAACGGATTCTTCTAGATCGGTGCATGTTCTATAGGGCAACACGTGCGTCACACGACCAGATGCTTCTCGCGCTACTCGATAAGCAGCCTGAAGTCATCCAAGCGTAGCTTGGCACGCAGGGCTTTCGCCTGTACGAATCTCCAGTAACTCGAAACGAGTTCAACGTAGTAGCGTTCTCCCGGCAACCGACGATTCAACTCGGAGATGTCAAAGGACTCTGGCGTGGCGTTGGATCATCAAATTTTCAAGGAGATGTATGTGAGCGCCTACGCCATACCTGATGGAGCTAAATTCGCACCAATAAGGTTTCTACGGAAAGACGGAAAGGCATACGACCAGGCCGCCTGGAAGACCAGTTGTCGTTGCTGTTCTAAGATACGATCCCGAACACGGAGCGGGGCCAAGAACTCTCACTGGCCTGAAGCCTGTATACGCTTTGGTCGATACGGGGGCTGACAATAATTACGCAACTCCAGAATTGATTGCTGCGGCTGGATGCCCACAAATCGGAACTGCAAAGTTGCGAAACGGTGGCGGATGGACTGAATCGACGCAACACTTGGCGCACATATTGCTGCCGGAAACAGGAAATCAGTACGAGACTGACGTATTTTCGTCAAACCTCGTAGATGACGGCGACCATGGGGAGAGCCTGGTCATTGGTGTTCTGGTCATGAAGACTGGAAGGCTAGTCATGGATTTCCAAGCCAATATCTATCGTCTCTATGTCGCATGATTCAGCTCTTGTAGAGCTTTCATGCATGATAAATGCGCGCTCAATCCGCGCTGGAACAGCTTGATTCTGCCCCCTTGAGGATCTCGCGCCAGCTTGTGGGGGCTCAGCCCTGATTGAGCCCACTCGATTTTGTTTATCCATATTCCCCTCGGCTTAGTTCAGCGTCATGTTGGTAGTTGGAATTCTTTGTGCCTGAGGATCAGGCGTGTGCGATCAAGCCACGGGCCACCGAAGACGATGATTTCGCTCGGCCGGCTGTATAGGTGATGCAGTAAAAAAGGCCCGGGACCGAAAGTGGCCGAGTCTTCACCTGGTAATGCCGGATCGGTGCCGAGGAAGATCCCGGCATGGTTTGGGTAAACCGTCCGCCCTACTTCCATCACGATCATGTCGCCACGTTGCGGCTGGTCGACCTTATAGAAGCCGGCCGCCTCGTAGTTCGCCTCGTAGAGACTGGTGTTGTCGGTGCTCTCCCACCAACCATCAGCACGCTTGAAAGCTTCGAACTCCAGCCCCCACTCGCGTTTGTACCAATCAGCGCAGACCTGCCAACAGTCCCAGGCACCGTGCACAAATGGACGCTTTAGCAAAGGGGCATCGCCAGTCGGCAACACGGTGCGCAGGTCGCCCTCGGGCCAGCTGAGAATGTGCCACGGCATCGCGGTCGCTTCGCACATGGCGAGATCTCGTGGTGACGGCCGGCTCGTAGCATCAGGATGCGAATGAACAATACCAATCACCTCGCCGATGTCTTCCGCCGCGGCGTATTCCTCCGGATCGATCCGAAACTCTTCGGTCGGCTCGGTCGCGACGTTCCGACACGGGAAGTACTTTTGTTTTCTGCCGATCGCCAGCACCAGGCCGCAGGCTTCCTTCGGATACTGAGCGGCGGCATGCGCCTCCATGGCGCTCAAGATGTGCTTGCGCATGGTCAACTCCGTGCGATCAGGGAAACAGCGGGGAACCCGCCGTGGGGAAGTTGGTTGTTCTCGCCGAAGCGCAATTTGCAGGACTTGAGTCCGCCCTTGCACTCGTCCTTGCTGGGGTCGTCAGTAGGATTGTCGTCGTCATCGAACATCGCGCCGCCGGTGTAGCTGCAGTTAGGGCCGCGGTACCCGCCTGTCATTGCCCAGTGGCAGAAGGTCGTCATTTGGCGCCCGGGCAACCCGTGGTTATCGATCTCACCGGGTGACGACAGATCCCACTGCACGACCTCGCCATCCTCGCCGGTCTTCTGGTCGATGAACCAGATTTCCAGTGCCTCTTGTGTCGGGTCTGCGGTCGGATTGCCTTCAGGAAAGTTCACGGCGTCCAGGTACTGCGCCAGCGTCTCGCGTACGGTCAGCTGAAACTTCAGCAGATCATCGAAGGCAAGGCACAGTGCGGTAATTCGCCCGTTGACGTTGCCAGCCATAAACGTCGGTCGTGTAGCGCTGCCGCTGCTGTCTGCGCCGACTCCTTCAATCTGCACTGGCCAGGCCGCGTATTCGTTGCCCTGCCAAATGATCGACTTCGCCGGCAGTTCGTCAGGCGCCCCCTCGTACGCCAGCAACTCAGCCGGCGTGTGCGGAATCGCGTGAGCATGGAAGCGCAGCACATCCGCACCGTATTCCGTGCCGTCGATTTCAAATAGACGCACTTCCCCGCCGGGCTCCAGCTTCTGGATGTCCGTAATCAAAGCCATGCGGCATTACCTCAGGGGTGAAAGGTTTGTTCGAAGGTGGCGGTCAGCGTGTAAACCGAACCGCCCTTATGTGAAGGCTGGTAGCCATTCGGGCACTTGTAGAGGCCGAGATCACCGAGAGGCGGCACCCACAGGAATGCTTTCGCGCCTTTGTGGCGATCGAGGAAAGCGACTATTTCCTTGATCCGCTCCGCACTGCCGGTGTGACTGATGGGCCAGGACTGCACCTTATTGTTTATCCCGTCAGAGACAGACTGTTCGTAACCATCGCCGAACTGTTTGCTCCGGGTGCGCTGCTTGATATCGCCAGTGGCACCCTTTTCGATTTGCCAGGTGAATCGCTCAATCGCCATGGATCACCCCGTGATGGCTCTGTTGATTTTTCCGCCACGGCGCAGATCAATGCTCACCAGCTTCTGGTAACGTTGATCAACGAAGTCGGCCAAGTCCTTGCCGAACTGCTGGTAAGCAGGATCGTCAGTCGCAGAGCTGGTTGATCCATCGCTGGCCACCATGACTTGCACACTGATCGTTGTTCCGCCACCAGAGCCACCGAGTGCACCGACACCAGCGCCAGACGTCAGCGGTGTCACGCTGCCGCCATTCGCGCCAGTCATAAGGAAGGACTTGCCGCCCTCGTTGTACAGTTCCGGCCCCAGTTCGTTGACCTCATACAGAGAGTTGGGGGCGACAGGTCCACCGGCTGCTCTGTAGCCAGAGAAGTCGACGTTGGTGTATCCGGCCTGAGACGCTCCTGCGGCCGACGACGCAGCACCGGCAGAGCCGGAGGCCAGCCCGCTACCGCCACCACCAACGAAGTAGTTCGTTGCTGCCCCGACCAAGCTACCCAGCAATGCCGAGCTGGCCTGTCGAGTTGCAATGCGAGCCATATCCGCCAGAATCGATTTCGCGAAGTCCCCGAACGATGCTTTCCCGGTCATGGCGAAGTTGACGATCGCGTCTTCCATCGAGCTGAAGGCGTTGCTGAACAGGCTTTTGGTCTGCCCGGCCACATCTCGCGCCGACTCCAGGTAGTTCTGCCATGCCGACGACGCGCCGGCGCTCCAGTTGCCCTGAGCAGCGGTCATCTCGTCGTAGTTGGATTGCACAGTGTCGTGCAGATCCTGCTGGGTGGTTTTCAGCGCCGCCAGCTTCTGGGTGTGCTCGTCAAGGCTCATGCCTCGCGAGCCATCACCATACTGGTTGGCCAGTTCAAGGCTCTGCTGGTTGAAGCGATCATCGATGCCGTTCTGTTGATCCCTCAGGCTCCGTTGTCTGTCACCCTGACCAAGACCAGAAGCCGCGCGCAGCCCTTGCTGCCGAAGTGTCTCGACCTGTTGCTGCAGTGCACTGGTGTACGTGTTGACGGCCAAGGTCTGCTTGCGCACGCGGCCTTCTTCGTTGGTGGCGATGACCGACAGTTCACTATCGCTATCCTGCTGTGCCTTGACCATTGCGCTGCGGGCATCGGCGATCTTCTGATCGATCTGGATGACCTGCGCCGCGGTTGTGCCCTTTTTGGCCTTGGCCGCTTCGAGTGCATCGATTTCCGACTGGTAGCTCTGGGCAACCTCTTCCGACTGTTGCTTCAGCAGGCTGACGCGCTGCTCGGTGTAACTGGCCTGAGAGATCACCCCAGCACGCTGCGATGCTTCGAGCTCCTTGTCCGCGTTTTTGTAGTAGGCCAGGGTTTCGGCCAATACATTCTTCGCGTTGTTGAAGCTGGTCAGGTCAGCACTGCCTGCGACAGCCTTTGGGTCCTTGAATTTGTCGTTGAGGTTCGCCATGTTCTTGGCGACTGCTGCCGGATCAAGCCGAGAGTCTTTCGGGTCTACCTTCCGGATATCATCAAGGCTTTTCTTGTAATCCTTGAT